TACTCGGCAATGCAAAAGTAAAACTTGTACCAGCTACAATTGCCGAGATAGTTACAGCACTGGTAACTGCTGGAGCAACGCATGTTGGAGTAGATGGAAGGTTGCTAGCAAAAGACATTGGTTGAAGAAAGATTCTTGATGCTGCTGTGACGGCTGTTGTATTTACTGTGTAGGTTGTGGTAGATGTTGGAACTACAAATGCACCAGCTGGAGCTGCTACACAAGCTGCTGGAGAGACAGAATTAACAGCACAATTAGTCGCTGTGTTATATGTATTTCCAACAATTGCTCCACCAGAACTAGCTATTCTAGTACCATATAGACAGAGACTTGAAGCTATTGAGCAGGTTCCCGCCCCTAGTTCTATTGAGTTTACTCCAGATGCTATAGCAGCCGTACCTATAGCAACATCCGTATCAGAACTAGCGGTGGCCTGATTTCCAATCGCAATACTTCTGTTATTGTTAGCTGCTGCTTGATTACCGATAGCAATTGCGAGACTATTTCCTGCTACAGCAAGCTTACCGATAGCAATATCTGCATGGTCACCAGCTACAGTATTTGCTTGGTTACCTATCAAGATTTGATCCACTTCCGTACCGTTTGCGTGAATATCTGTAGCATTTCCAAGCATAATTATATTAGAAGCTCCACCCATTGCTTTCATTCCAGGACCAATCGCGACATTATTACTACCTGAAGTAACTACTGGATTCGTTGCCGCTCCAGTTCCGATGATTGTATTATTAGAACCAGAAATACCTGCCCCTTGAGTATACATAGCTTGCCGTCCGATACCGATATTTCCGCTGCCGGTAATAGGATTAGTACCGCAGTTTCCAAAAAAGCCGCCTGCTTCTCCACCTACGAAAACGTTGTAGCGCCCGCTTGATATGCTGCATCCTGCGGAATCTCCGAGAGTCGAGTTCCAATCAGCAGTATTAATTGCTGTTCCATCAAGTTTAGATAAAGCAGAGAAACCTACACCTGTATCATGCGCCCACGTTCCCCCTGCACCTTGTGCAGAATCTGCTCCAACAAATGTATCATAATTTGCTGTCGTAACAGCAGCAGTAGGAGCACCTGCCCACGATCCTAAAATTGTGCTGCCAAAACTTGTACCGATATTAAAAGTACCCGCACCAGTATGTGCTCCAATATAAGTATCCTGATAGGAAGTAGCAACCGCTCCACCTGCCTTTTGCCCATAGAAAGATGAGTCCATTTGACAAACACCGCCTGTCGGTGTGTTCACAGCAGCAGCAGCGTTTTCTCCAACTGCTGTAACTATTCCATCTTCTTCTGATCCACCGCTAGCGGTACAACCAGTAGACGAGCCACCTTGTAACAATTGTCCTGCTTGGTATCCAATCAATACGTTATCTGACGCTGAGGTTAAAGATTTTCCCGCTTGAGTACCTAACAATACATTATTACCACCAAGCCATGTTGAGCCACTCACACCAGCGGTGAAAATGTTTGAACCAGCTTGTATACCAAATACAAAATTATTTGTACCAGGATTAGTTGGGTTGAGACTTGAAAGAAACATGCTTGTAGCATCAGTTCCTATCGCAGTTGTAGCCATACTTTGTGGAGTTCCAGCTATAACTCCGTTAGGTGATCCGTTACCTTGAAGAAGTTTAGTAGTTGCTGGAGTAGTTGCTCCTGCGCCACTTCCACTACTCCAAGCAGCTCCGTCATAAGTACGTTGAGCAGAAAGTGTAACATTATAGTAAGTGCTTCCAGGTTTTAAAGGAGCCTGAGCTTCTACATCGGCATAGCCATAAGAGCTAGAAACAGGATTGAAACGTGGGGCTGTAATTACAGCTGTAAGCTGAGAGCTTATATTCTGCGAAGCCCCTACAGCGGCGAAGCTGTACTGAGAACAAGGAGCGGAAGATTTTGGACAGACATTAAGAAGCCATCTGCTACCTGTGGGAGCGATGTGAGTGGTTTCATAAACCGTAACGGATAAAGCTCCGCTACCGTTAAGAGTGCCGGTTTGGTTTATAACTGAAGCAGAAACAGGAACACCGTCCACAGTATAACTAGAAGGATTCGAGTTTGAAGATCCAGGCGTCATAGACATTGTCCATGTACCATTAGCCCAAGCTATACCATCTGAATCCACAACCGTAGCAGAAACTACTGTGTTTTGGGCATAGCATCCTGCGGAAAAAAGAATGCCAAGAAAGAAAGCAAGATGCTTTTTCATTTGAGTCTCCTTTACACTGCGTAAGTGTACGATCCAGCACCTACACCGGGTACGAAAGATGTAGGATGAACTACAATCGTGAACTGCTTATCCGCGGTTCCAAAAATGTTTGTTGCTCGAAGAGTGAAGATGTAAGTACCAGCAAGCGTAGGAGTACCAGCGATACTTCCTAAATCAAGTCCGAGATTGTTTAAGGTTGTACCGGGAGGGATAGTACCTATAACTGTTGTATAGGTAGTGGGAGGAGCTGAAGGAGCTAAATCCCAATCTGTGGAATATGGAACTCCTACAATCCCATCTGGAAAATGAATGTTCGGCCACACAGGAGGATTCGTATTCTGTCCTCCTATAACCGCATAAGCAACTAGCTTGGAGATACTAACTCCAATTGGAGAACTAAGAGCTACATAATCTACAATCTTGCTTACATCAACGCCTGGCGCTGTCCCAATAGCTGCATAGTCTACAAGCTTACTGACGTTTATAGCTGGAGCATTTGCATAAGTAATCAACTCAACATTCACTTGAACTTGATTAGTAGCATTTCCGCCTACAGCATTAGCGGTGTTTGTATACGAACCAGGAGCCGCTGCTTGTAAGTGGATGGCTCCTAAACCTACTATATTAGGAACAGCTGAAGTTCTTTGTATATCAAGTACACCAGTAGCAGCAGTGATACTAACTGCCGCTCCTGAGTTATACCACTCATAGAAAGATACAATCATGCTGTTAGTTTGAGTTGTAGTTATAGGGAATGATATAGTTGAACCACCGCCACCAGCAGTATTAACAGTCGCAGCTCCTAATCCAAATACTCCAACGCTTGTAGAATAAGTTGCTACAAGTAATACATTTGAAGTCTGAGTTGTAAGTGTTACTTGTGTAGCAGAATTTCTAGCATTTACACAACAATACATATCCTCCCAGCCAATTGAATGACCAGACCAGATTAGCTGGTAATAATTATTACCATCATCTTTCACTGCAAGTGTACTTTGATTAGGTTGGTTATTAGTTTGACCACTTGACCAAACAAGAACACAGTCGCCCGGATCAATCGTGATAGCGACTGTGCTTGCCAGAGCAACAGCTTGACGATGAGCAGTAATAGCCATTTTTATGCACTCTGCAAATCAAGTTGTAGTGCGTTCATTTCACTCTGAAGAAATGGATTCCCTGTAATGGGATTTACCATATCAACTTGGTAAAGAGTATTAAAACCAGCAGGAGCAGTTTTTGTTGCTCCAGCTCCAAATGCTACAGTACCTCCTTGGTTATAGCCAAGTTTTATTTGGCTTATAGCCGCTCCTACTGATTTAGCCATGCGAGCACTAATTGCACAACCAAGGACAGTATAAACTACAGAACCAGCAGGGTCGGTAACATTAAACTGTTGATCTTGAGCAGCCGTGTTGGATGAAACAGGACTAGCATCAGAGTACGCAGTTCCATTGATATTGGTGTATGTGTTGTTAGTCCAGTTATTCACTGTACCTTGCCCTGTCAATGCTAGAGTTTGCAATCCTACAATGGATCTCGTATCTGAATCAGCGACAACAAGCTCAGAGAAGTTCCAGAAATTTCCACCGTTGTTGAGAACTTCTGGGAAAAATACAATAGAGTCAAAGTTTGTCATACCAACAACAGACACATCTCCGGTGAAAGTCAAAACTAGCATAAGATTGACATAGATATTAACTGTCGCTGATGCTCCATAGTTAATGATCTGCATGTCATATCGTGTCATTACACCAGAGGCTATAGAGTTTCCTCCTTCAACCGCTAACTCCGTTCTTGTTACTCCATCGTACTTAGAAAGAGAAAGCCTAGTGCCAATACTAGACGCACTGATCCCTATACATTTAGAGGAGAGCGGAGCAGCAAGTCCGATAAACATATGGTTAGTTTCACTTCCATTACATTGCATTTGGAAGGAAAGCCATGCTGTAGTTAATGGTCCACCGGGAAAAGAGGTTGACTTACATAAACCGTTCCCACCTGTAGGCTGCTGAATAGAAGTACGTGCCCAAGGAGTACGTCTGACGGTTTGTACAATTGCTGAACCGATTAACGGAAAGTCCAAATCTTCTCCACCCGCCCAGTAAATAACCATAACATCCTCCTATGATCTTGATACTTGAATCTCCACAGAGATTGTGTGAACGAAGTTGACTGAAGTCATAACAAAAGCTAGAGTTCCCCACTTTGTAATAGACTTCGACCAAGTAGCAATTGCAGTAGCATCTCCAGACTTAGACTGTACTCCAGTCATACTGATAGGAGCAGCAGCACTAATCTTATTTCCAACAAGCGGAATAGACGGTGCAGCCGGTGGAGCACTACCGGGAATAAACCATAAATCAATACTACAATCTCCAATCGAATCTCCAACAAGAGTCCAGTTAGTTATTGTAGCGTTGAATGGTAAAGTGATATAGCGTATTAGAGGAAGACTGGTATTAGGTACGTTCTGTCCACCGTCAAACGTAGCTCCTATTGCTCCGGGGAATGGTTGTACTATCGTGGCTGTAGTAGCACAGTTCCACGCTAGAGTCTGGTAGTTGTAAGTTCTCAAACACAAGAGAACTACGTTATAGTACCAGCTAGAAGGAGTGCTCTGTATCTGAGCTTCAAGATCGTTGTACCCATAGTTTCCATATATTGCCGGAAAGCGGGGAGCTTGAATGTTGGCGTTGATTAAAGCAGTTATGTCGGCATCTGCTGTAACCGCCATATCGAAAACTCCGCACTCAGATGTAGCAAGAGGGCAGATATAGATTCTCCACTTGCTTCCTACAGGAGTAATACGATTATTATTGACAATACCAGTTTGAGAAAAATGGGCACTCGCATCCAAGTTCCCGGTAAATACTGTTTGAAATGAAGAAAGAGGAGTATCATTATCAACAAAATACTCACTCAAATTCGGATAGCCTTGGGCTGGAAAGAACTCAATTCTATAAGAACCGTACATCCAAATCTGACCATCCGAGTCAGTAGCCGTACCGGAAAGAGTTTGTCTTGGATCGGGAAGTGGCATATTCTTCTCCTACGAAAACCACGAGTTCTTTTCAAGTTCATAAAATCGTTCGGTTACGACTTTCTCAATGTCTGTACGAAACTGCATGTCGGGAATTTGTATCTTATCAAAGATAGCATGAAAATCCGCAAAAGCTTCATAGATACTTTCTCCCACTCCAATCGGAGCACAGACATAACCGTAGTTGCCGCTTGTTTCTAAATTCTTCTTATCCTTAGTCAGTCTTACATCGTACATGAAAATCTGTTTGAGAGTTTCGTAATCTTCAGGATCAATCCCTTCCACTGGTACTCCTTCGGCTTTAGGAATCCGAATCTCCGTAGGATAAGGTGGAATTGAAACAGTAACCGAAACTCCTATAGAACCGCCACCCCATTTAAGCTCCGGCACTTCTCCAGCCGCTACTTTATGTAGCAATTCACCAAAATCAGAACCATACATATTAGCAATAATAGGATCAGAAAGGTATCCAAATCTCGGCGTCCATTCGAGTCCATAGAACTCTCCTTCTGTTACAATTGAGTTCAAGTCTATGATTCCTCGAAAGCCAGCTTTAGCTAAGAAGGGCTTAGCCTTTTCAAGCCCTTCTTTATATAAGTGCATGTGCTCGTGCATGGTAAAGATCAGATTTCCAGAGCATCCCGTGTTTGGACCTTTATTATCATTCATAAACTTCTTCTCTTCAAGAGAGCCAGTTAAAAGATAGAAGTCGGTTCCGTTAAAGTATCCGGCACAACCTACTTCTTTCCCCTTAACATATTCCTGAAGAATAAAAGGATGTCTTTTAGAACGTTCCCATAAAGAGTCAATAACTTTAAGCATATCTTGAGCATCCTTCGATACATAAGTAATGCTCTTGTCTTCAGATCCTGTTCCTCCTTCATATGGTTTAAATACAAAACGTTTATCCGACTTCTTGATAAAAGCCTTCGCTTCCGAAGAATTGTCAAATCTGGTATAAGGTGGAACGCAGATACCGCATTCCTCCATCGTTTGTATACCAAACTCCCTGTCGTCTTCAAGTAGATGCTCCAACTGTCCGTCTCCAAAAGTAGGACATTCCGCTCTTGAAGCTTCGGCTTGCTTTTGACGCCCTGTAACATCAAAGAGCGAGAGGTCGTAAGACTTATAGGAGGGATAACCATAACCAGCCACCGTCCTTCTATGATCCAGACTTAGAAGCTTTGGAGGATGAATGATTCCTTTTAGCACGTCTTCGTACTCTGGCTTGGAAAGATAATAGTCCACGTCATGTCCTTCCGCCGTAAGCAGAAACACAAACCATGCTCCAATTCCAGTGTACGAAGACATTGCTACTTTCACACTTGCCTCTTTCTAGCCCTGATGAGCTACTTTCTTGTCGATTGGCGTCGAAGCAGTTCCGCCGCCTTTCTTTCCCTGATGATTCTCAGGGTGGCATTGAACACGCTCTTGCAAAGCTTTCGACTCTTTCAGCGTTAGGTTTGCACTCTGTCCGCTCATTTCTCCTCCTTTCTGCTAATACTGCCACGGATTTTTTACACGTCCTCTGTCTCTTCTCGGACGAGGAGTTCTTTGAGGAACTCCAGCTTTCTGCTCTTTTTCCGTAGGAGCTATCTTATGAGCTATGATGTTGCCAGCGATAGGAACAAGGTCTTCAAGAAGATCACGCACAACAGGAGCAGCATTATGCTTGTGAGCTTTATTAGCTACAAAAAGCATCTGACCTATATCAGCAGCACCTCTACCAACTACTCCTATAGTTGGTCCCATCATAGCCCAAGCCAATCTGTTAGTACGAGCCGCAGCTACATAATTGAAGTAGATTCCAAAAGCTCCATAGTGAGACAAAAGATCAATGTAGGTTAAAGCTCTGTCGCGGAAAGAACCGTGAAGAATCTTCTCATAATCGTCTTCAGCAGAAGCTACAGCTTGAGAAGGAGAAGCTGTGCGACCGAGAATCTCAAAACTCTTCAAAATTGGAGCTACTGCTGGAAAAAGGATTCCGAGAGTACCTGCGAATTGAGCTATCCCAGTATAATCTTCTGTCTTGAGCATACGGATAAGTTCTCTACGGATAAAGCGTTGTTGAGCATTCACAAACGTATGGTACATGGTAGCAGAGCGCCAGATAGCATTCTTATTAGAGAACATGCTACGCTCAATGCTCTTGTCCATAAAGAACCGATTGTTTGTGAAATGAAACATGGCTTGAATCTTCTGATCGTTTGTAAGAATTCCTCCCTGCTTTATAACATCTGCGGTCTTGATTCCGACCTCTTCAAGCAAGCTTATGGCTCTCTTGTCTCCTTGAACAGCTTGAGCTGCCCAATTAGCAGCAGAATGATAGCCTACACTAGCACTCAAAGAAAGCTGCCAGTGACGTACAGCATCAAAGAATGGCATATGATAAGAACGATAGAATAAGTCTCCAACTGTTGGGCTTCCTGTCCAATGAGCTACTTTACCGAACCGACCATTTATAGCTTTGTCAAGCATATCGTGTTCGGTATAACCAAGAATCGCACTAGCATCAAGATGCGCTTTGAAAGCAGGATCGCTCATTTTAAGCAATCCGGTTACAAGCTCAGTAGCGTGCATCGAAGAAAGATTTCCGACGGTCGAGAGATGTTTTAAAGCTACCAAAGGAAGTTGTACAACTCTCAAGACTCCTTGAACATTACGCTCTAAATCCTTCGCATTATCGTATGTCGGCTTTGTGTTTATAGCTTTAAGAAGCTTAGGCGGTTGTCCGGTGATTTTAGCAAACTTCTCACGCATTACATTCTCTTGCGTGAAAGCTCTTCCAATCTTTTCTCTAGTTCCAGACACTTCAGTAGCTATGGCTCTTGTTGCTTTTGAGCCACCGGCTGTACGTGGTCTGGACATAGTAAGATCGTGAGTTTCATTAGAGATGAGATTCATCGCTCCTTCTGCCCAATGAATCTGAGTAGGAATACCGGAATCAAAAGCATCCATAATCAATGGAATAACGTTCTGCATCTTAGGACCAAAAACCGCAGCTGAAGCTTCAACACGAGCTTGAGCAATATTGTAATGTCCAATCTCAGCTAGAGTCTTACCAGCGTTATGTCCGAGTGGACCTTGCAAGCTAGCAGCAGTAGCCGCAGCAGGATGATTAGCCAATCTAAGCTCTCTATGAATATCTGTTAAAGTTGAATCAGTTGTAATCTTCCTACTCAAAGTAGGATGACTATAAAGATCATTTTGAAGTTGGTTCAAAGGAATGTCAAGCTGTTTCTCTCTTGCAGCTCTCATCCTTTGAAACTCCATGTGCATAGATTGGAGCTTCTGTCCAGCTACTCCGCCTGTTCTAAAGTAATCGTCCTTAGCTCCAGCAATATCGTGAAGAGTAGAACCCCATTCGGATTTTCCAAGGAACTCTGGAATCTTAGTTCCAAGCCTAGAGAACATCTCTCCTATAGCAGAACCAATCCCACCGCCCATTAGAAGTCCATCCTTTCTCTCACACCTGTCCGAGTAAGAATTTCATCAATCTCAATGGTCTTCTCTTTACGAATATCCTGAAGTCCCATCTTAAAGGCTGTGGATCTGCCGCTAGAAGCTGCGTTGTAAGCAGCCATAGCACTCTCATACTCTTGAGGTTTTCCTTTAAACATCTCCTCAATCATCTTCTTTTCTTGAGCTACAACTTCGGTATGAAGCTTGTGCTGCCAAACCGTAGGAGTTTGCAAATTCTGATATGTAGTACGATATATGTTTGTTTCTCCTTCTTCCAAGTGTGATGGAGAATGAAGAAAATCGGCTACATGATTCCACATGCCTTTGGCATAAAAATCCTTCTGTTCTTCTACATCCACTTTAGGATTGAAACCTTTCTCAAACTTCATTGAATCTTCAAGCTCAGAAGAAAGCTTTTCAGCAAACTCTCTGGGCATCTGATCTCTATAATTGTACATGAAAGCAAGAAAGTTTGGATCTTGTTTTCCAAGACTCTTCTCTGTCTCATGCTCAAAGTAGATTTCGGCGTCCTTGAGAGCTTTAGGAAAGAAGTGCTCATGTAAGTCTCTAGCAAAATCTGACGGTTCTATTTCATCCAACCACTTCTTAATTCCAGCCGAGTTCCACTTATTGCCGGATTCTTTAACCGCTTGCTTGGCATAAACAATCCAGCTATGAGTTGTGTTAAAAGAAACAGAAGGCTGGCCATACTTATCTGTAGCGTAACGAGTACGCTGAGTTACAGAAGGAGGAGTTGTGGTAGAAGCTCGCGGTTTCGGTTTAGCAGCTTGAGAAGGAACTTCTAACGGACCATCCCCCGGATTAGAAACAGCCGCTAACTTCTTGATGTAATCTCGTACTCTTTGCGCGTGTTCTACAATAGAAGCTGGAGTTGCTCCAGGATGATGCTCTTTATACCACGCTTCAAAAGCACCGTGAGCTTTGTTTTCCTTAGCTTGAGTTAGAGTGTAAGCTGCTAGATCTCTAGGATCTTTGAAGGTAAGCTGGAACAATTTGCTTCCAAATCCATACCGCGGCTTCGAGCCTCTTAATTGAGTTGGAAGCTGAGGAAACTCTGCTTTCTCTCTCGCAGCTTGAACGTCAAGCGCATCAGAGATTGGCTCAGCCGCTCTTTTCTCTGCCGCCTTAGCAGCAGCTTTTGCTTGCTTCTCAGCGATTTCATGCTCTGCTAGAGCTTGATACTGCTCATCCGGGCGTGGAGGAAGACCAGCTTCAGCATCCTTCTTTTTCCATTTATTCACAATATCTTGTATAGTCCTCTTGCCTCCGGGAGTCTTCTTCATTTCTTCAACAGTCTTCTTTCCTCCTGCCGCTGCAACTTGAGAAGTACCTGCAACTTTCTTAGAAGCTTCACTAGATACGTCATGCAATTGCTTTATAAGATGAGCTTCTTCTTCTTTGCTAAGTTCAGAAAGCTTTCTTCCTCCGAGCAAAGCATCAATGTAATGATGAGCTTGATATATCCTAGCCCACCTAGCAGGATCATCTTTCATATTACGTTCAAACAAAGATTTTCTATAAGCTTTATCTGTCCCTTCAAGAGATCGAGTGAGATAAAGAGCTTCTCTGAAAACAGAATTTACAAGCGGTCTTCCGCCAACCGCTTGAGTAGAAGCTAGACCATCTACAAGAGGACCACGCAGATTCTCCTCAGTGCCCGGCTTCATACCTTTAGAAGCAAGATTAAGTGCTTCTTTTCTAGCCGCAGCAGCGTCACTCATTGACTTAATCTTAGTTCCTCCAATATGAAAGATGGTTGAAATGATGGCGTTTCCGATAGCATCTTGCCAAGCGTTCTTTTTATCGTCATCATCTCTCATAGCGTATCCGAATACAGCACCTTCGGCTCCACCCATAAGAGCACTTGCTAAAAGCTTTCCTCCCGGCTTAGCAAGGAGAGCTTTAGTGAGATTAGCTTCTCCCATCATAGAGATTCCGGCTGCATTATACTTTCCAAGAAACTTATAGAACGGCAGCATCATAGCTTGCTCTTCTATCCAAGAAGCTGTCTTGTCTACAAAATCCTCCGATGGATTTATGTCATGCCAGAAAGCATCGTGAGACGAAGCTCTCTCAAGAGACTTATAAGTAGAACCGAGAATAGGAATATCCTTGACGTTATCAGCTAGATGTTGAAAGATTCCTTTCTCTTTTATATCAGCTTTGATTCCTTCTACTGGAGCTTTCTGCTCTGGTGTAAGCGGTCTTCCTTCAGAGGAAGCTTGGAAGCCAAGATTCTCTGCAAACTTCATTCCATCTTGAACAACTCCGCCGATAGTAGCAATTCCAGATTTATAGATGTTCTCCCAGTTTCTAAAGCCAGCGTAAAGTCCACGCCGCCAGTGAGACTGATAAGCGTCATCCATATTCCATTTGAGAGCATCTGTATAAGCGTGCTTCTTCCACAGTTCGAGCGGAGGAGCATCAGCGTGCATTTTATCGTAGAACGGAACTAGCATCATATTATAATAGTTCTCAGCCGCTTTATCTTTCTGCTCTGGAGTCATCTTAGCTACTTTGGGATCAGAAGCTATATGCTTCCAACGTTCAAGAGAATTCATCATCCCATCATAACCACTATCAAGCAAGAACGGATTTACTTTTAGATTCTTTAATCCGATAAGCTTTTGCTCATGATTCATATTATTTAAATCAGTATAGAAGTTCGCTTCATGCTGGCGCTCTATGATCTTATCAGCATAATCAAACGCAGCTCCAGCACCAGCTTCGACTCTAGCTTTAGTTCTAGCTACTTCTTCACGTCTTTGCTCTCTGAGAGAAGTATTTACAGAAGTGAAAGGAGTATCAGGAGTATCTTCAGACTCAGATGGAGTAGTGCTTGTAGGAACCGTTCCACTACTTTCCCCTCCCCCTTCTCTACTAGCAACCATTTCGTGAGCATATTGACGCCGAGAAGCATCTATTTGTTCTGGAGTACGTTCTTGAGGACGAGACTTCACATCATAAGCTGGGTCGGTTGGAACCTTAGCCGCCCAAGGTTGAGGCGTACCTAGTTTCTTGAGATTTTGGTAAATCTGCTCTTCGGTGAGCGGAGTTGCTTGTGTCTCTGCCATTAGAATGGACTCCCAAACATATTAACGTCCCCCGATTGAGTAATGTCATTGATAATATCGGAAGCTTCCTTCTGATAAGTACCAATGTCATTCATATCAAGAGTTGTTCCTTTAGCTTCTCCGCCTTCTCCTTCTTCTCCATCTTCTCCAGGATCACCTATAAACTTAGGCCCAAACATATCTTTCATATTCTTTCTGTTAGCTTCACGCTGAGCTGTAAGCTGAAGAACACTCTCTTGAGCTGTTTTAAGAGCATCTTCAAACTTCTTCTTCATTACAGGGTCAGCATCAATGATAGCTTTGTTTAGAGACATATTGTTCAAGATCGAATCAACCGCGTTTGAACCAGCCGAAATGGCATTAGCATACTTGACATCAGAAGCTTCCCACTTGGCTTTAATCACTCCTTTGTCAGCATTCTTGTAATCCCAAATATCTTCCGCAGCTGTTACAGCAGCATCCGCTCTAGCTCCGACAAGCTCAAATTCTTTCTTGAATCTGAAGTTCATTAACTCGCCAGCGGTTTTCAAAGCACGTGTTTGCATCTCCCACTTCAAATTCAGTTCAGCCGTCTTTCTCCCATTTTCTCCAAGCTCTTTCAACTTGGTTATATCCATAGCCACACCTAGCCGTTGCATTGTAGCCATGTAAGAAAGCGTTGCTTTAGCAGAAGCGGTTTGAGCTGCTTGCTGAGCTTGAGCAATCTGCAAGCGTTGTTGAGCTATCTGAGGCGGGCTTACTCCTTGAGGCATCTTAGAAGTAAACTGCTCGGCGTAGGATTTCTTTGCTTCTGCTATCCCTTGCTGAACTGCTCCGTGTTCTGGAGTTTGATTCTTGGATGGGTCGGTGAAGGAGATGTTGTATCCTTTCTCAATTCCTTTCCGAGTCTTGTCATCAGCAAGAATATCGTTCATTACATTTGTATTTTTTTCTATAGAACCTTCAAGACCCTTTCTAGCTTCAGGGCTAAGGTTAGGATCAGTCATAGCTTCATTCGCCTGATCTATAGCCTGTTGAGCTTGAATCAACCGAGTAGTGCTGCCAGCAAGAGTACGCTGATCTCTTTGCTGCTTTGCTACTGTAACTTGACCAATAGCATTAGCAACGCCGGTTATAGCATTTCCAATGCCTCTTGCTCTAGCGTTTCCAGCTCCTACAACCTGCTCCCTATTCATAGGATAAGGCTGAAAACCTTCTACAGGAGTAGTCATAGAAGGAGGAAGCTCCGCAGCATGACCAGATGGGACTGGAGTAATAGCACGCTCGATTATATTAGGATCAATCGGCTTGAACATCTCTTTCAAAACATCATTTGGGTCTTGTCCTCCAACCAAAGTTGGAGTAGTAACATTCGGATGAGAAGAACCAAACAAAGATTTAAAAGCATCCGGCGGCATAGCAATTGAGCCGGGAGACATAGGAACTGTACCAGCTCCAGCTACAGCTCCACCTTTTGAACTAATTGGAGGCATTTTCAATCTCCTTTAACCTGCACCTGAAGCAGCAGCATTAGCAGCAAGCTTTGCTGCACTATTTGCTCCACCGCCGAAAAGCTTTGTAAGCGAACCAATTCCTCCACCACCCATGAATGGAGCAGCGAGATTTCCTACAGCACCAGCGACTTGAGCGAATACATCCCAGCCTGAAGAAGCAACTTCCTTGGAAGCAAGATCCTCCATATTCTGCATAATGCTCGCATGGAGATCCTGATTGTGTTGCATAAGCTGAGCATCTATTCCAGACTCGGTGGCATAGTTCTTTGCGCCGAGATCAGCTAATCCGAGAGCCGCAACTGTAGAATTGGGCGATACTCCAGCAGTACCGAGAGTCTGCATAAGATTGGCTTGTTCCTCTGCTTTCTGCGGCGCCATACTAGCAAGAAACTGTTTGAAGATTTCACTCTGAGTCCCACCCAAACCTTCAATAAACTTGTTTAAATCTCCTCCAACACCTTTTCCGAGTATATCCTGAAACTGTTTTTGCAGGTCAGTCATTCCTTTACCTGTATCACCTGCTACTGGCACAGAAGCCATAGAACCTGGCTGTCCTGCTCCCATTGGCATTGGCACAGAAGGAAAAGGACTTGTACCTCCACCAGCACCGGGTACAGCACCAGTTGGCATATACGGATTAGTTACTCCAGTACCCGGAGTAGTAGCACCTCCAAGAGTAGAACCGGGAATCTTCGGAGCAGAAGAAACCGGAGAAGCTCCGGGCTTCCCAATCATAGAAGCTGGACTTGTTTGATTATTCCCGGCTGGATTTGAGTATGGAACCATGCTGTTAGTAGCCATTAGACTATCCCCATTCTCAGCCGAAAGCTTTTACGGCTGGTAGTTTGGTCACGGTTTCTTTGAGAAGTGCGTTGAAAGATAAGACCGGGCGAACCTTCTACTCCATCGGAAGTTTGAAACTTTTGATCTCCATAAAGTCGAGTGTGCAATTCTGTAACTTTTCCAGAAAGGTTTATTTCTTGAGCGCATCGCATTGCACTGGCGTACTCGCATATGTCCTGCCACGAGTTAGGAAGAAGTACAGGATCATCACCAGCGTTAGGAGTGGTTGGAGGAGCTACTCCAGCGAGAGGAAAAGGATGTTCTTTCTGATAGCGCATGTATACAGGATAGTCTTGATCTGGCATACTTCCAATCCAAATCTGTTTATTGTAGCGTGACCAGAACATAGGCAAACCGGGTATGTTTATCAGAACTTCGTTATCATCTACGGTACGAAACTTGAGATTGAAACCAGAATTACTCTGGCTAGAGCTTGTTACAGTAACAAAGGCTTGAGTGAATATATAGAACGAATCCACTTTCTCAAGCTCCAATCCAGCATCAGCAGGTTTCAGAAAGTAGTCAGGAGAGTAAAAAGAAACATACGGCGTGAAGTTCACCGTAGGTCCAGAAACTTCGAGTCCTTGAAACTTGTAATTCTCCGTAAGTTCCAGAATCCCTTTTCGCACAGATTCAGCCATAATAGCTTCAGAAACCGTACGCCCCATCAGAAGTCTCTTGATGGCAGGATAGAATGTAGAAACCTTCATTGGCATCTCAGACTCCTAGAAAACGTACACGGTAACACTTGCCGTATTGTCGGTCGGAGCTAGTGTTATCGTAGTATCTGTAGGTACAGCTGTCCTGAAGACATCGACGGATTTATCCTTATCGACAATTTTAAACCCGATTGGTTGACGATCCAAACCGTGTTGAATAACAATTCCAACTCCAATACCTGACCACTTGATAGCTTCTGTAGAGGCTGTCGCTCCGATACGGATGAGAGTTCCGTTTGAGTTACCTTGTTCAAACGCATTGTATACTCCTGTTGGATCTTGTCCTATCGGAACTCCCATATCTACACCAGCACTCAGAGTCTTATCCACAGACTGTGCCCATTTAAGATGCTCTGGGCTAATCTTAGCCTGCATATGCTGTGAACTAAGATTCTTTGTCATACTGGCCTCTGGTTAGGATCAAAGGAGCCATACATAACAAGTTTGGGAAGCTTGAAGTACGCATCCGAGTTTATCGGATACGGAACTATAGGAGCATAGGTTACAGCTTGTGGAGGTACTCTCAATCTGAGCTGTGGAGCTTTCAGAGTAACAGGCTGTCCGTCTGTGTTAAAAACTTGATACTCTTCGTACACAGAAGGAGTAGCTTGATTATCGAAAATGATGCTTCCTGAGAAAGCATTTGGAATGAAAGTAGAAGGATTCCCCTGCCAACCGCTAATAGTAAAGTCTACTTCCAAACCGGGTATCCCACTCGCAAGCACGTAAAGAGCATCAATTGTTATGTCTCTTCCAAGCATAATTTCTTCTTGCGGAAAGAGTACAGTAGCTTGCTGAGTAGGAGAAACCCAAGGAATTAACTGCTTCATATAAGGAGCTTGATGCACTCCAGAACTCATACGCTGACCGTACACATAAGATTCTTTGCTTTGATATGAACCGTCGTAACCTGTAATCGCATTCCGCGGGAGAGAAATGCACTTCAAGATACTCCATTTATCGGTATAACTCTCCATCGGAAAATCTGGCCCTGTATCAAGTCTCATCCACGAATCGCTACTAGGATCATACAACCAGATAATGCCATTTGAATTTATAGCAAACTGGGTAACGATTCTGTTGTTAGCTGGAAGCGTAAGAGGCTCGACATTTATCTTTGTCGAGAACTTATCTTGATACGGCGCTGGAGGGTCAGTTGCTCCTGTGAGAGTAAATGGGGGAGGAGGGTCACTCATTCTGTTAGAATCTGTTATCAAACCCGGAAACAGTTCTTCTACAATTTTGTCTCCGACAGCTTGTGGACCTTGAGCAAGCATAAAAACATTAGAAGTTCCTACATAGAACCCAAGCTGGTCAAACTGCGTCCAAAGAGCAGTTGAAGGGCATCCTTGTCCATCTTTGCAGAGAGCAACGTGATTGAAGTCAAAAGGAACCGCAGCACCTTGAAGAACTGAAGCGTAACTTAGACCATCCGCTCGAAGAATGAAAGCAATGGAATTGGTTACAACTAGTCCTGTAAGCATATCCGAAATATCTGCTAATTGCGCTCCGCCTGCTCCAGTTTTCAAATTAGCAGAATTAAGAGCATTCCATTCAGAAAGATCACTAGCAGAACTCCAGTTAAACCATAGCTGCGTATTTGTTTCAGTTTGATCGAAGGAGTTTATCATACCGGCGGAAATTAAGTGCCCCGCCATCTTCTTCAAAGTACGCGCTCCTTGATACTGTGTCAGGATAGAAAATTGCTTTGTAGAATTGACAAACTGAAGCATATAGCCAGCAGGCCAGCCAGCAAGAAATAACCTGTCTCCTACAGTCTCCCAAGTAAGCTGTTGAATAGGTTTATCTGTATATATAACCTGTCCTGCATCTGTACCGCCTGCGAAATTGTCTTCCACACTTATAGTGAAAGAAGGATTAGAAAACGGATTCGGGTCTGTATACCCATTCGAAGGATCTACCAGTATAAATCCACGTCCTACTGCCGCAGGAGGTACAACAGCGTAAAAACCAAATTCTTGCGTGTATGTTCCTCCACCGATGGTAAGAGAATTTCCAGCCGCTCCGTCTACGGAAGGGCAACCAACTTGAGTGAAAGCTGTAAGTACAATCTCATGCGGATTAGAAGAACTCGAAGCTTTAAATGGAAGATCAGTTCTAGCGTTTATGTATGCGATTATTTTTGGAACCATACCCGTAGCAGGCGGGCCTAAGGCACTATCAGGCGTAGGAAGAAATACTGGGCCAGCCGCTGGAGTACCAGGACCAGTAACAAAACCTACAGAGTAAGAATTAGCAAAAAAGTTGTTAGCATAGAATCCCGGTGGTACAGGAGTAGGAGCTGTTGTTGTACCAGCAATCGGAAGATTCCAGCCGGTTACTTCGTAGAATTTTCCATCATAAGCTATAGGAGAAGTCAGGTTAGTATTAAACGGTGGAGTAGCATTATGAAGCGTGAACTCAGGAACCGACTGTACCACTGTGTACGGGTTCTTATACTGAATCAGAAGCTTCGCAGTAGCGTTTGTTAGCCCTGCCGTCTTGGTTCTTACATAGTAAGGCAAATTATAGTACTCAGTCGCTCCCGTATCCTGCTCCCAAAGCACAAGTCTATAATGATAGAATCCTCCAGAATCAACTCTAGGTGAGCAATAAAGTGCCCAATTCTTAGTTGTATTCTCACAAGGAAGTCTTCCCACACCGAGTAGAACCCCAGGCATAGAATCTGTTAGCGGATACGTTACACCCGGATTCGGAGGAAGAGTATTCGTGTCTTCTGAAGTAAGCGTGCAAAGACAAAGCTCATTGTCAACAAGAAGAAAATTGGAAGCATCTGCGAAACAATTCGGCTGAATATACCTTGGAGCCTTAGAAGCATCAATCCCACCAAAGGGTGATTCTTCGCCTCCATATATAATTTCCAGCCCAATCATTCCGTTATCGAGTTTAGTAGTGTTTACTTTGCCCATAAGATGCTTCCCCTAACTCCCTCAGCTTGGAGCCTCGCTAACGTGTGCCCATGTACAAATGCACCTCTCCACGAGGAAGAGAGGTGATAGTTATAGGACCAGAGAGCCATCCTAACTTCGTGATGACTACAGCAGAACCGTCTGCCGGATATTGCCAATCGTACTGTCTTCCAGCAACGTCCACAATAGAAAACAAATCTGCCGCTGTGGCACCAGTCCAAATTCCTCCTTCGATTTTAGCATTTGCAAGAGGAGTTGTACCAGTAGTAACCAGCCGCCATATACGGCCAGTATAATTATTGGTTACAGGAATCGCCATGATTCTCCCCTCTCTAGTTGAAGTTAAAGGAGCACTTCAAAACCGCTCCATAAAATTGTGCCGTAGCAGCAGCACCAGCAGTAAGCTTAACGTTCAGGATTACAGAAGTATCCTTCGCGGTAATCATAGCTGGAGCAGCTACAGGAACGTTGAAAACGTATGGATTCGCTCGAAACGCTACAGGCATTCCGTTGGCTCCAAGAGCAATGATGTTTGTTACTGCCGGAGCTACGTTATCCACAAAAACCGTTCGAGTAAGTCCAACTTGAGCTAAAGAAGCGTTAACGGCAGCTATAGCGTAGATCAGATCTACAGAGTTAATCTGTATACCTTTCGCTTTTGCTCCTGTAAGTGGTCCAACAAGAGTCGGAAGCTGTGCTGTCGTATACGGCGGGAATCCTGTCATTCCCTCCGCGTCAGAAGTATTAGCCACCGAGCTTGGACCAGGTTGAGAAGCAGCAGTACCGTATTGCTGTTGAAATGTGCTTGGAGTAGCAAGGACGCCTGTTCTTTTAAGCAGCGGTGCTACATTAACAAAGAAGTTTCCTGCTTGTGCCGCTGATAGATTCAGTGTAAGCAATCCAGCACCAGCAGAAGCGAAAGTCCCAAGAGCCGCCAAATCCTTAAACTCAGAAGCTCCTATAAAAACTTCTTGGTCAGGAAATGGCATGTCTTGAGTCAGCCACCCGTCTGTGGGCATGTGTGAATCCCTTCTAGCAGTTTACTGCTATATTAGAAAATCTTCCTCCACCGCAAAGTGGTCAGGATTACGAAGCTTTTCTACGGGTACAAGCTCCATTTTACCATCTGTTAAGACAGCTGCTATCTTGGGTTCTCTTTCTCCAAGAAGCTTCTTATCTACACATTCTGGCCCAAGAAGTAAGCCGCGTTGCCACTTAGCGTCAGCAATTTTGGTCTTCTTGTCACATCTCATACAATAGGTCCAAGGACCTGTAAGATGCGTGTGTCTCAATCCGTATGGCATGATTCGCTCTCCTGAAAAGAAAGCGGAGAGAAAATGTGAGGAGCAGTAGCCACAGACTCCCTCCGCTGTCCAAGAAGCTCCCAGTAGCTTCTACGGACCTAAAGTTCCCCAAACTCCCTGCCAGCGTGTAGCACCGGCACTCATTCTCAAACGAGTCTTCTGTTTGATTGCGTCCGTATCGAAGTCATCATCGAATTCGGTGGTCGGACGCTCTCTGTGATAAACACGAAGAGAATGATCTGCCTTAGCCGCTACTAAGAAAAAGGCAGAAGGAGAGTTGAGCCACGGAACTTCGATGTTCTTATAGTCTTCAGGCAACAGAGAATTGATCGTGTTGTCTGGAGTATAAGGCTTGCCAGGAGATCCAAGAATCTCTCTAACAAGGAACCGAAGTTCTGGAGGAGTGATAAGATTCTCCCAACGCAAACGGATAGGGAATCCCATGTTGTCGATCATACGAGCGGCGTGGTTAGTAGCAAGTTGCAATGCTGCTACTGAAAAATCCACATCCACGGACGGACGATTAGGGTACGTGCCGGCCAGAGATATAACTCCTGCTACTCCAGGAGCAATCGCTGTGGCTTGCGGACCACCAATAAGAGCGTGCTGGTTGTTAAAGAGGCTCAGACCGTCTACAGTCGTGATTGCTGTCGTGAAGCCTTGATTGAAGACGTTCCAAGCAATCATCTCTTGTGTGAAAGCAGCACTGCGAGCAAGAAGCTGTGGACTCTTTTTGCCCGTCAAACCGTACTTGTCGTCGTCATACAACTCCTTGGAAGTACGAATTCCAAGAGAGTACGTTAAGTGGAGGTACCGTTTTGAACCGCCCTGCTTCATTTCGGTGTATTGAGTAGAAGCATCTTCGGGCTTCTCAGCAAGAGCCGAGATACCCGCCATTTCCAATTCCTGCTCATACTGGCTATCCGATGTCATTTCGTTAAAAACTTTTGGATAGTCAGATGCCTTCAATTGATAATCCAGAGCATCGAAGTAAATCTTCTTCAGCCCTGTCTGCATCAATTGAGGAAACTTCGCTCTAACTTGTGGCATCTTAGAACTCCTTCAATCCAGAAACACTACCCGAAAAGGTTTTACGCGACTTGGACAGCAGAGGTCAAGAATACAAACTTGACCGGAGCATTGAGAGTGGCGCCGTAGACAGGATCAAGACCGACGATTTGTACAACAGCCGAACCGCCGGTTTTATTCTTGTCCACGTACCAGTAGTTGTTTGCATCTTTTGTCATGCCGTAGTTCACTCCCACATCCGCGTTTGTAGGAGTCCAGTCAGCTGCTACAGCACCGGCTGAGTTATCGAACAGAGCCTCAAAGATGTTGTCTTGATTTGGCTCCATGAACAACGTTCTTCCATCTGCCACTGGTTGTCCAAGAGCGATGTTTACAGCAAGCGGCTCGTTTGGAACCGAACCGTAGGTTCCTATAGCTCCAGTTCCTGTGATTCCACCCCACGGAGGAGTAGGAGCACCGAAGCCGTTTGAAGCAAGATTTTGCCCAAAACTCTCTGAGACTCCGAGAATCCCGGCAGCCACGGTTGTACCGTCCCAAGCTTGCACAAACCCCGCGTTCAGTTGTACAGGTGAGCCGGAAAGGAAGGTTTGCCCCGCTTTCTCAGGCAAGGCATTCGTAAAAGGCGTTGTGTTTGCCTTATTCTGCACCTGCATGATTGGGGTATGTGTTGCTAGATTCGCTGCCATCTTATCTGATCCTTTCGCAAGTTAAGTTGTTTCGGTGTCGTAAAACTTGTAAGCCCCGCTACTGAATGCAGCATCCAGAGCAGGATCGCCAAGGATTACTTTTTCCATCAGCGTAGCCTTTGCAGATGCTTTTGCATTGGCTGGCTTCAACTGTTGCTGAGAAAGCATCTGGATTCTTCTAAGCTTAGCATAGCGAATCCTTTTATGTACTCGGAGACATACTACGTCTTGGTAGACGTACATTCCTTCGCTATCAAATTTCAGTGGGCATTGAAACTCTCTAGCGACGTGTTCACGTTTTAAAAATTCATAACCTTGAGCGAAGAGTTCTCCCAATCGCCGTTGGTCACGGTTTGCCCATACGCACACATACTCCGTGTCTTGGAGCTTCATGTTCATGTAATCAGGCAAATCATGCTCGATTACAGGAATGTATACATCTGGACTGTAGATTTGAGATTCAGAAAGCTTGCTGTAATCAGGCTCTTTCTGAATGTATTTGTCAATTGTTTCACGCTTGCGCCTTGCGAGAATCTCTTCAATCGTTCTTTCAAGATCCACCAAAGGAACTCCAGCAGCAGCTACAGCTCCGGTTACAGCACCAGCTAGATTGTGAATCTCCTCCGATGTAGCCGATGGAGGAATCGCAGCAGCTGCGGCTGCTCTTTGATCGTCGATCTTCTTCTGCGCTTCAGCATGAAGCTGCTCTGGAGTCTTCTCTGGGGAGTTAGACATAACCAATACCATCCTCTACAAGCATCTCGGCATAAACTTCAGGCGTTACGCCTGTAATCTTCGCCGCTCTACGAATATCGTCGTTGATTTCAAGCTTCGGCTTAGTTTCTGTGGAAGAGGTTATATTTCCACCATTCGTTCCACCATTGCCGCTCGCACTAGCAAACCGATTCTTGAGTTTGCCTTCGGTGATCTCTTTCGAGTGGCGTCCGAGAACCGTGTAATAGCAGTTCTCAATAACCGAAGGATCAATCTGAGCTTTTGGATCTTGAGCAGTCAAAAGCTTATCGACTTCTGACTTCACTTCTCCAGAGTAATACGGAAACTTTTCCGTATTCTCGAAGACATCACGGCGTAGATTTGCAGCGTGAAGTAAGAGAATCGCTTGAGATTGAGGCGTAATTGCCTTGTTTATGGCAGCCGCGGGATCAGTAAGAATGAGCGATTGAAGCTCTTCTTCCGTCTCTTCTCTTGTTTGCTTGTTCTTTTTAGCGGCTTCTGCTGCTGCGGCAGCTTCTCTTTCACGCTTTGACTCAGCAACAAACTCAGTTATACCAGCAAGTCCAGAGAGCATTTCCTTGATTTTTGGAAGCTCATCTCCTACACTGATAGCTTTGTCAAGCTTATCCTGAGTCTCTTTCGGAAGATTGACTTCGAGAGTCTCTGTTCCGTCTTCTTTAGCTTTTCCTTTCATCCAAGGTAGGATTGGCATTATCTGCTCCTTCTGTCTACATCAGCGGCTCCAATATCACCGCTCTCTTGTGAAGCTTTGAAAGCTTGCATGTTACTTTGTTGTTTGTCGAAGTTCTTTTGAAGCTCTTGAAGCCAAACTGGAAGATGTATTACTCTGTCAAGAGCGTTGTGAGAACCAATCAACCGAGCCATTTTAAGTTCTCCTACTCTTTTCGGCTCGTTTTCTAGCGTCGTGTTGAGAATCTCTTGCTTAACCGAGTCCTGTAAACTAGACAGGACCGATACCAGCACCTGGAACTCCTCCGCCTTGTAAAGCTCCTCTAGGGACGGCCGAAGCTCCATTAGGTCCGCCAACTGCTTGATTTCCGCCATTACCTGCTCCTTGCGCGCCTTGCGCTTGCTGTCCTGCTTGTTGAAGTTGTGCTATTAGTTGTTTTACATCTGGGAGTAAAGCATCCGTGTTATCCTTAGAGAAGCTACGAAGTAAATCTTGCATAAGAAGCTTGTTTGCAAGCAAAGCTTGAGAGTAATAGTCTCTCAAAGGCGGTGGAATCTGGGGATTCATTATTGCTTCAATGATCTGAGCTTGTGCTTGGTAGAAACGTTCCATCCTGTCGGTTAAAAGGATAGCATTTTGACGCTCAAGCTCTCTATTCATCATCGCAGAAGTGCTGCGAAGCTGTAAGCCAAGCTGCCCTTTCTTGAAAGCATCAAGAGCTTTTATAAGATTTTCAGCTCTACTTCCGTACTTCTTGACCTTAAATCCAATTCCAAAATGAGAATATAGCTGAAGAAGTTTGATTCCAAGCCTTACATGCGCGCTTCTCATATCGCTAGTGCGCAAGTTATTTCTGGAGTTCTGAGAAGTCATTATCATTCCTGTGCCAGCGGCGGAATAAATCCCACGCTTAGGATTCACTATCCCACCACCTGTTCCTCCCATCGCAGGATCTATTCCGGCCCGCTCTTTAGAAGCAGAAATGATAAACATATCTGGCTCGTTGCTATAACCCGTGTCCGTACCTGCCTTCAGCTGCTCTATTTCGTCCTTCTTAGCAGGTACAGCAACCCCTGGGTAGAAATCCAAGATCGAAGAAAGCTTACTCTCAGGAGAGACTCTCCACACTCCAAGCATATTGTAGTTGCGATTATTCGTTCTCCAGTTAACATTATTAGACACGTCTTTCTGGTATGCGTGCAACATTTCTGCGTAGCCGGTTCCGAGATAAGATTCGTCGTCATAAGCTAATTTTACGTCCTCCACAGGCTGAATATTCTTCGGATAGTTGTTGAAAGCTACCCAAAGCACTTTTTCGCTCTTTTTGTGAAATTTTGCAATCATCGAGTACGTCTTACCGCCCACATCATACCTTAGAAAG